GGATTGCCAGTTAAATAAACATCCTGAGCACCATAAGCAACAAGTTGAAGAAGACCACCACCCATTTATGCTATATTCTTTATACTATAATAGGAGAAAAAAATATATTGAATAAGATATATAAAAGCATATCCGCATTTTTTATTATATATGTTTAAAGATAAAACATCTAAAAAGCGATTTCAAAATGTTGATATAACACGAGATTTATCAACATTAGATGCAATGCATAATAAGATTATTAATAATTATAGTAAAAAAATAATAGATGATAAAAATTATATAGAAAGAATAAATAATTTAGAAATAAATTATAAGAATATTAATGATGATATATTAAAATATAATATTGATAATTTAAAGATTGATAATATATATTCTAATTTATGGAATAGTAATATTTTAATAAAAGAAGAATTAAAATTATTACATAATGAAATTAATAATATAAATTATTTTGATGAAATTGAATATTATGAAAATACAAGTTCTATTTTATTTAATTATTATGAAATGTTAGAAAAACAATCTTCCACAAATTCTATTTCTTCTTCTAATAATAATAAATATAAAAATAAATCAATATTGGAATCATTTAATATTACATTACCTAAAGAAGAAATTAAAATTGAAGAAGATGATAAAATTGTTGAAAAAAGTGATTTAGTTGACCAATATTTATCTATTACTAATAAATATTATATTAAAAGGATGGATAATAATAATGATAATACTGAAATTTGTCATAGATGTAATATACCTTTAATATGTTTGCAACATGATGCAATAATGATTTGTAATAATTGTGGATATCAAGAATTATTATTAGTTGAACAAAATAGACCAATATTAAAACAAAATACTAAAGATACATCTCATTTTAGTTATAAGCGAATAAATCATTTTAGAGAGTGGTGTAATCAAGTTCAAGGAAAAGAAAGTACTGATATACCTAATGATATATTTGAAAAAATATTAAATGAAATTAAAAAAGAAAAAATAATGGATACAAAACGAATAACTTATTCAAAGATGAGGGAAATATTAAAAAGATTAAGAATTAATAAATATTATGAACATATTAATTATATTATTAATCGGATTAATGGAATACCAACACCGCAATTTTCAACAGAATTAGAAGAAAAATTATGTTCGATGTTTAAAGATATTCAAGGACCATTTTTAAAACATTGTCCAAAAGACCGTAAAAACTTCTTATCATATAGTTATGTTTTATATAAATTCTTTCAAATATTAGGTTTGAATGAATATTTAAAATTCTTTCCACTTTTAAAAAGTAGGGAGAAATTATATGTTCAAGACCAAATATGGAAAAAAATATGTGAGGATTTAAATTATAAAATTATTCCATCTCTTTAAGGACCAAAACCAACAAGACGGAAACCAGCACCAAGACCAACACCTTGGCGAGCACCAGCTGCAATTGATGGTGAAAGTAAATCAAATAGAGAGAATAAGCATGCAGCGGTTAAGGCAATCATCCAAACTTCACTTAATTGAAGTTTTTGTTCAGGTAAAACATATGCGGCAATAGCAACAACTATAGCTTCTATCGCATATTTTAAGATACGGATTAATGCTTCCCATATATCAAAACTATATGTTGGTTGTTGATTCATATTATACTATTATAATAATATATTTTTTATTTTAATTTATTTGAATTATTTATTAGATATAAATATATTATAAATAAATTAAATAAATATGAGTAATCTTAAAGAATATTTTATTATAACGGCAAAACATTATATTGTTTATTCAATATGTTATATATGTATTATTAAAAATTATATGAATAAAAAATGATTATAACATTTTAATTTTATATAAATTATTTATAAATGAAAAAGGTTTTATCACCAGGTCAAATAATTGTATATTCTACATCTTGTTATATTATTTCTAAACTTAAAAAACATAAAATGATATAAGAATTTTTATTTATATTATATATATAATAAATAAATGGGAGAAAATCTTGTTTCAACAAAAGAAAAAGATTATCTAGATGAAGATAAACCTATTAGGGGTCAAAATTATTGTTTAGTATCTTTTTTAAGTCCTGAAGATATTCTAAAAGAAAAAGAGGTTTATTATTTTTCACGATTTATTGATAAATTTGGTAAAGATATGAAAACTCTTCTTGATGGAATTGAAAATAAATATCCAGATTCGGCAGAACTTGTTAAGACTATTCGTTCAAATCATGATTATGTTTTTAATGCATCTGATTTAGATTCACAATATAAATTTTTCAAGGATAATAATTCTCATGAAATTGAAACTGATTTTCATAAAGAAAATGATTTTAAAACTTCAATGAGGGGAATTAAAATTCGTGGAGTTTTTGATACAATGGAAGAAGCTAAAACACGTAGTGAATTTATTAAGCGTCAAGATAATAAATTTGATATTTATATTTGTCAAGTTGGTTGCTGGTGTCCATGGTCTCCAAATCCAAATGATTTAACCGACCAAGAATATTCAGAAACTCAACTAAATACTCTAATGAAACAATATAAACAAAATATGGATTCCAAAGATGAACTTTTTGAACAAAGAAAAGCTGATTTAATGGCTAACGCTAAAACAAAAAATACTAATATTGCCGATGAACTAGCAGGACAAGAAGACCCATGGATAGCCGCTAAACAAGGTCGTGAAGTAGTTCAAGAAGAAGTAGAAGTTAAAGAAGAAGTTAAAGAAGAAGTTAAAGAAGAAGTTAAAGAAGAAGTTAAAGAAGAAGTTAAAGAAGAAGTTAAAGAAGAAGTTAAAGAAGAAGTTAAAGAAGAGATTGTACGTACTCCTAGTGATTAAATAAAGGATATTTATTTTTTTGTATTCATTTAATAAAAATGAAGTCAATAGCTATATTTATTTTATTTATTGGTGTGGTTTTAGTAATTAAAAGTTATTATGAATTTAAATATTCTAAAGTTGAAACACCTAAAACTATTATTAAATATATTCCAATAAGTCAATATGAAGAAACATTATCAGATAGTGAAAAGTTATCAGAATTTTATAAAGGAATGTTTGAATTAACACAACCAAATATTTATGACTCAAAAAAAATATAATTAATTAATATGGCGAAATCATCATTATTTGATATTGGATATATATTAATAGATAATGTTATTAATATAAAAAATGATAGTAATAAAATTAAATTATTAGCAGCTATTAAAAATCATAATAAAGATATTATGGAAAAAAAAGAAAAAACAATAGAAAAACAAAATACTTATACTATTAAATATGATACACCTAGAAAAAATAATATAGATAATTATCATAAATATTTGAGAAATAAAGAAGTTTTATATAATAAATGGAACAAATCAAAAGCAGTTAAAGATTTATATGAATTAATATCATTACAAAGACCTGAATATATTGAAGTTCCTGATATATATACAATTGATAAAATTGATTATTATGCAACAAAATAAACATCAGAACTTAAATTAATAAAAAACATTCCTATATTATTAATAAAACTAATTGCAAATGCAAACATTCCTAATATTTTTAAAAATGTTTGCCATAATGAAATAATAAGATAATAAGGAAGATATGCTAATGTAACAATAATATAATAAAAACTTAATAATAATTCAAAAAAAGGAATAACAACGTATAATATAATTTTTGCAGGTGATATTTTAAATAAATAAGAAAATATACTAAGTAATATCCATATAAATAATAATGTTCCAAAAAAAGTTTTAATACTAATATTATATACATAACAATAAATTGTTGCAAATATAAATAATGCAAATATTATACTAAAATAAGGTTTTAATAATTCATGATTAAACATTTTTTGAATATTATTATTTATATAAATTAGAATATAAAAATAAATGGAGGAACAAGTTTTTAAATTTAATTTTTTTGCGTTTATTATTGCTTTTGCTATTGGTATATTTTATGTATATATCGCAACACCAAAACCTAAAATAGTAATAAAATATCCAACACCTTATAATGCTAATAAAATCGTTTATAGAAATGATAATGATGTGTGTTATAAATATAAAGTTGAAGAAATTAGTTGTTCAACAAATGCGGTTGACCAACCTATAATATAAAAAAATAAACTTTAATTAGATGATAAACACACGTAATTTAATTGATAGATTGTTTTATACAAATGTTGGACAAATTATGATTAGTGCTTTATTTGGATTATCATTAGCATTAATTTTTAATAGAGTATGTAAAGATAATTGTACGATATATTTTGCACCTAAACATGATGAAGTTAGTAATAAAGTTTTTAAATTAGAAGATGCATGTTATAAATATAGTACAGTTAATGTTCCATGTAATGATAAAGCATTAGAAACATATAGTGGAAATATTAAACCATATAATCAAATGGAGGAAAAAGGATTTATTGATAAATTATTTGCGTAATTTTTATTATTATATATTTAAATCATATTAATATAATAATGCAAAATCAAAGCCAAAATAATATGATTACACCAATAGAAAAAGTTCCATTAAAAACATCAGGAGGAAATATAACTGATGATATGGCGGATGACCCGATTGTTAAAGATGTTTTAACAGAATTTGAAAAAGAATTATCAATTAATGAACAAGCTAATAAAAATAATTATAGAATTAATAATAATCAACAACAACAATATCAACAATCACAACAACAAACACAGCAATATCAACAACAAGAACAACAACCACCACTACAACAACAAAGACAAGCACCAAAACAACAACCGGTAAATTATATTGATAATATATTAATAACTAAGACATTTATAATATGTATAATAATTGCAATTATTACAAATCCATATATATATAATACAATTATAAGTAAAATACCTGAGAATTTTTCAGTAATATTTGAAGCTCATAATTATATAATAAAAATAATTTTAATATTTATTTCATTATATGCATTAATGTTTTATAAATTATTATGATAATTAAAATCATTATCAAAAGCGGCAAAATGTTTATTATCTGAATTTAAACCTTGAATACCATAATAATTATCATCTGTTTTTATTTCTATTTTATAATTTTCATCATTATAAATATTATTTTGCGCTGATTTTAATAATTCATTTGATATATAAGGGATTAATGTACTATTTTCATTTTTAATTTCTTTAATATAATGGTCAGGTATTTCAGGTTGTGTTGAATATGATTTGGGTTTAACATCACCTTTAAACATATTGAAAAAAGATGTTATTGGGTCATTATTTCCATTATTAGTATCACTACCACCATTAAAATGACTTAAAGATGCGGTAGAAATGAATGAGGGAGTTGAAATAAATGGAGATGATGATAAATATGATAAAGTAGATATTGGTGATTGTATATTTTGATAATCTTGTTTAGATGTTGGCATTATTTTTTTCTGATAATATTTAAAATAAATAATTAAAAATATTAATCCAATTAAGAAACCAATTATTTCATCAACAACTATTATAATTAATAATACAATAATAGCAATGAATAATTGATTTGTTTTTGTGCTTATTATTATAGGTAAATCAAAATCTACAATAATTACAAATAATAATAATAATATTAATAACGCTCTTATAAAATATAATATCATCTACTATAAATTATATATAAAAATTAAATATATATTTATTAAATGTTGCAAATAATGACATCTTTAAGTAATAGAGGTTATGGTATTACAAAGACGCCTGAAAATAAAGAATTAATTAATAAAATTAAGAGTGAATTATTAATTAGTCCAAAAATATTTTCAAATTCTTTTACATCTAATGTTACTAAAGAATATCCGATTTATTTAGAAAGTGATAATAAATTATATATTCCTAAATGTTATGGTATTGAAAAATATGGTTATCCTATTGATGATAAATTAAGTCATGGTCTTGATTGTCCTTTATTAGATTTTAAAGGAAAATTAAGAGATATTCAACAAGCACCAATTGATGCTTTTATTGATAATGTTATTACAAAAAAGAAATTAGGGGGAATTATTAGTGTTCCATGTGGTTTTGGTAAAACTATTATGGCTATTTATGTTGCATGTTATTTTAAAAAGAAAACTTTATTTATTTCTCATAAAGATTTTTTAAATGAACAATTTATAACTAGTATTAAAACATTTGTCCCTAATGCAAGAATTGGTAAAATTAAGCAAAGTAAAATTGATATTGAAAATAAAGATATTGTTATTGCTACATTACAATCATTAGCAATTAGAGAATATGACTCTAAAATTTTTAATGATTTTGGATTAGTTATTATAGATGAATGTCATCATATTGCATCTGAGGTTTTTTCACGTGCATTTAGAAAAATGAATATTAGGATTACATTGGGATTATCAGCGACTTTAAATAGAAAAGATGGATTAAGAAAGGTTTTTGAATGGTATTTGGGGAAATCTGTTTATAAAATTAAGACAGATGTTAATGATTGTGATATGATTGTTAATTTACATAAATATTTCGTTCATGATATTGAATATAGTTATGTTAAAACTATGTATAATGGAACTCCTAATATTGTAGCAATGGTTAATAATATTTGTAATTATAAACCTAGAACTATTTTTATTATTAATTTATTGAAAGATGTATTAAAAAAAGAACCTGAACGAAAGATTTTAATTTTATCTGAACGTAAAAATCAATTAAAAGATATTGAAGAATTAATTGCTAAAGATGAAATCGCATCTTATGGTTATTATGTAGGTGGTATGAAAATGTCAGATTTAGATATCTCAGCAACTAAACAAATCATTTTAGCAACTTATCAAATGAGTAGCGAAGGTTTAAATATTCCTACTTTAAATACCGTAATATTAGCCAGTCCGATTAGTGATATTCAACAATCAGTTGGGAGAATTTTACGTGAAAAAAAAACAGAAAGAAAATATAAACCATTATGTATTGATATTTTTGATGATTTTTCATTATTTAAATTTAAAGGTTATAAAAGAATTAAATATTATAAAAATAATGGCTATTTAATCAAAACTTATATTGATAATGAATTAGTTAGTAATGGCGATGGTAATGAAGATGGAAATGATGATGGTGGTGAAGATGGTGGTGAAGATGGAGATAAAAAAAAGAAATGTGTTTTTATTGATGATGATTAAATAAAAATCCAAAAATAATATTTTATTATTGGATTATATATCTTATTTTTCTAAGAGAAATGAAGAGACGGTGTAAGCTTCATTTTTTCCATGAATTCAAAAGACAATGAAACATGTTCATTTTCATTTATATAATCACAGTCTCCATCACTAACTTCAACAATATATTCATCAGGATTTTGTTCATAAATTGAATTATATTCATAAGTCATCATAATCTCTTCATCTTCATAAACTTGACTTCCGAGAATGTACATGTTTGGAATGTATGAATAAATACTCATTATATAATTATCATTTTTATATTAAATTACTTTTATTTATAATCATATTTATATTTATTCAGTAATAGTTTCAATATTTATAATATTTTGTTTAATATCTAAATATTGATATGTATTTTTTCCAAAAGCTCTTGAAATGCCAGTATCACAATACCAAATTTGATTATCTTTTAATTGAATTTTATCATAAGATGTATGACCTAAAAACATATATATTATTCCTAATTCTCTAAATAAAAGAGATGTTTCAGTTTTATTATTTTCTTTTCTATTCCATAATAATCCAGTAGAACCAATAACAACCGAATCAATTATTTCTTTATCTTCAATATTTATTTTTTCATTTTCTAAATAATTTTTCCATATTTGATTAATATAAAATATATCTTTATTATGTTTCTTTAAAATATTTAAATGTTCTATATCTAATTTAGCATGACAAAATATTAAATCTCCTATTTTAAAAATTAGAGGTCTTTTTGCTAATATTAATGCTAATGTTCCTTTTGGTTTAAATAATTGTTGTCTTATATCACTACTACTATTTTTAGAAACATATGAAAAATCGCCAATTATATTCATCAATTCATGATTTCCTATTAATGATATACAATAACCACCTTTAGCTCTTGCAATTAAATTTAAATTTTCTGTAAAATATATCATTTCATAATCTTTCAAAACTTCCCATTCTTGTGTTGGTGCTCTATTTAAACTGTCTATTTGGTCTCCTAATTGAACAATTATTGTTTCAGGAGGTTCTGCAATCCATTCTAAATCATTATTAATTACTTGAGCATTTACCAAAATATTTTTAAATCTCCTTATATCACCATGAATATCACCAATAATAATTAAACGTTTATGTGAAGGTAATTCATTTATATATTCATTATACATTGATAATATATTTAGAATAATATTTTATTTCTATATAAAATAACTAATTTTTTTATTATATATAAAAATATATTTATAATAATTATAAATGTTAAAAATAAAATCAATATCTAATTATATTAGATGTTTATTAATTATTCCATTATTATCACTTGTATCTTTACCTATAACAAAATCTTTAACAATTAAATCAGCATTTATTTTACCTCAAATTGTTAGAGAATGGCATCCGATTGCAATTGCAAATAATATTGATAAATCTAAACCATATGTATATAATATTGGTAAATTACCTATGGTTTTATGGTATGATAATAAAGTTCCATTATCAACTATTAATATTTGCAAACATTTAGGAGCTAAATTAGATAGTGGAATAATTAATGATGGTTGTTTGCATTGTTCTAATCATTTTATGTCTTATAATGGAACTGATGCAATTGGAAATGTAATTGAAAAGAATGGATTGTTATGGTGGAGTTTTAAAAGTTATACAAGAAATCCACCAAAGATTTTTAAAGATACAACAAAATTACATCAAACATTTATAGATATTAATGTTAATTTGATTAATGTTATTTTAGAATTTATTTATAGTAATAATAAAACAAAAATAAGACAAAGAAAAAATAAATTCTTTTTTAGTGAAGAATTATTTAATGCTGAACATCGATTTTATTATAAATATCCTTATTATATCAAAGGGTCTATTAATAATAAAATTAATTATTCCATTAATTTTTCACCATTAGAGGAAAACAAAACAAGATTATATATTAATATTGAAAATAATATAGATACAAAAGATTTTTTTAATTATTATTTAAATAATAAATTAGATAATCTAAAAAATTATGATAATAATAATTATCTAAAATATTTAATTATGTTAAAAGATGATAATTCATATATGAAACAAATTTATTTATTATTTGATAAATATTCATTTCCAAATGATTTTACTATTTCAAGTTTTTATAAATATAGACAATTTTATTAATTAATAATTCCATTATAATTTTTAATTTTTATTTCATTACTTAAAAGCGGTTTTATATCAATATCATCAGATAACTTATTAATACTTGGTATTATAGGTTCTATGATTATTTTTTTATTATCATTTGTAAAAATGATATTTTCTGGAATGAAATATGTATCTTTCTCATTATTATTTATAAAATAATAAGATGGATTATCAATATTAGTAATGATATCTGAAAAATAATTATATTTATCTATTGTTGGTTTTCTAATATTAAAATAACATTGATTTATGTTATATTTTTTTGTAATTGTATCAATAGTTATATTAGCATATTTAACACATATAAATAAATTTGGTATTCTCAAATGTTTATAACAATCAATATTATTTATAATTTCATCATAATAATATGGTGGTGGTTGTTTATCAATTATTAAATCTTGTTCATATGTTAAACATTTATTAATAATATCATCATTATTATCTTTAAAAACATTTATAAAATAATCATGACAATTAATAATAATATTATCATTATCTTTTATTATTTTGTGATTTTTTGGTGAAAAATCTAATTTTGATAATGCTATATTAATAAGATATTTATCATTTAAATCATCAACATTACTTTTTAATGTTAAATAATTATTAAATAATGTATCTATTATTGTTTCCATTTTTAAAATTGATATAAAGATTATTTTTAATATTCTTAAATCATTTTTTTATTTCATTATCATTTCATTATCATTTCATTATCATTTCATTAATAACAGAAACTAATATATTTATATATATATAAATAATCATATAATTTATAAAATTTGTAATAATTTTTGTTATCATTATTAAACTTTCATTTTCATTTTTATTATCATTTTCATTATTATTTTTATTTTTAACATTTATTAATGATTTTCTTAATTCTATTTTATTTATTTTTAAATTTGATGAAATACATGAATAATGATTATATTTAACTAATGAATATGAAGGTTGAATAATAAAAGAACTACAACATGCAATAAATAAATTTATTAAATATAATACTTTCATTGATATAAAGCTTAATAAAAATAATCTTAAATCAATTGTAATTATGTATAATATAATATAAATTTTTATAAATATATAATAATTATTGATTGTTTTCTAAATTCTATTAAATTATTATTTTTAATGATATTATTATATTTAACTAATGAATAATAAGGTTGAATAAAAAAAAGAATTACAACATACAATAAATAAATTTATTAAATATATATTGATAATTTCATTATTATTATAACAATAATAATAATATAATAATAAAGAAAATAAATAATTGTAAAATTTAAAATTTTTTTTATTATTATTTTTATAAAATTTTCATTTTTATCATTATCTAAATTATAATTATTATATGATGATAATTTTCTTAATTCTATTTTATTTATTTTATTATTTATTTTTAAATTTGATGAGATAGTTGAATAATGATTATATTTAACTAATGAATATGATGGTTGGATTATAAAAGAACTACAACATGCAATAAATAAATTTATTAAATATAATGCTTTCATTGATATAAAGATTATTTAAAATCATTCTTAAATCTTTTTTATTTATAAAGATGGATAATTATATATGTATATAAAATAATATTATAAACAAAATTTATTATTAATTTTATTTTATATATTTCATTTTCATCTTCATTATTATTTTTATTTAAATTAATAATTAATTGTTTTCTAAATTCTATTAAATTATTATTTTTAATCATATTATTATTTGAATACTTATATTTAATTGGTAAATATGAAGGTTGAATTATAAATGAATTACAACAAACAAAAAATAAATTAAATAAATATAATGCTTTCATTTATTTATTATTTATAAATGTATAATCTTAAATATATATTGATAATTTCATTATTTTTATAAAATTTTCATTTTTATCATTTTCTAAATTATAATTATTACATAATGATAATTTTCTTTATTTTATTATTTATTTTTAAATTTGATGAGATAGTTGAATAATGATTATATTTAATTGGTAAATATGACGGTTGAATAATAAATAAATTACAACAAACAAAAAATAATTTTATTTATATTTTTTAATAAAATCAAATTTTAATAATAATTCCTGGATTGCACGAAAATCTTTTCCAATTTATTTTATCCTGATTTTCTTTTAATAATTCAATTGCATTACTATTTTCTGATAAATAATCCCAATTAATTTTTTCAGGATTTTCCTTTAATAATTCAATTGCGCCTGTATTTGATGATAAAGATGAAAACCAATTATTTTTATCTGGATTTTCTTTAAGTAAATCTATTGCTTTTTTGTTTGTATTAAATGTTAATACATTCCAATTTATTTTTTCTTTATTTTTATATAAAAGTTCAACTGCTTTATCATTACAATTTCCTGATAATCTATCCCAACTAATTTTTTCAGGATTTTTAATTAAAAGTTCAACAGCTTTATCACTGCAATTTTTACTTAACATATACCAATCAATCTCATCAGGATTTTCTATTAGAAGTTCAACTGCTTTATCATTATCATTTATATTTAATACAAACCAATCAATTTCATCTGGATTTTTAATTAAAAGTTCAATTGCTTTATCATTATTATTAGCACTTAAATATTCCCATTCTATTTCATCAGGATGTTCAATTAAATAATCAAGTGCTATATCATTTGTATTACAACATAATGTCTCATTATCATATTCATTATCATATAAATGAATTGCATTTGTATTATATTTAACCAAAATATCTAAATGCAATTTATCAATATCTATCCAATCTAATAATTTATATTCAAGCATCTTTTTATATATTATAATTATTAATTATGCAATCATTTTTTTATTTAATAATTTGTATAATAATAATACTAATTATTATAAAAAGTGATTTGAATATTTCTTTTATTTTTTTTAAACATGCCAACGATTAGCTGTTATTATTATAATAAACGTGGTCCATATTCTTTTACATTCATTCAATTTGAGAATTTTGTTAAAGTTGTATTGAATAGAAGAATTATCATTTTGACAAATGAACAATTGGCAACAAATTCAAAATTATTTGAAATCTTTGTAATGTCATTGCTTTTTACTGAGGATACATCAGTTGCTTCAACTATGTATGATGATGATATGATTGGCGAAAGTGATTTTAATTGGTATGGTGTTTCAACACATGTTTATGAAAAAAACATTTCTCAAATGAACTATCGTTTCATTTCTCTTTATAAATCACGTTTCAGAAATCCATTAATTGCAAAAGAACCAACTCGTGCAACTAGTCAAAAGAAAGTTAGAAAATTTATGAAATTGTTTCATGAAATTTATAACAATCAGATGACCAAAAAACCACCTGCAATTATCAATGATTTCTTTCAACAGCAAATGGCAGATACAGTTGATTATCTGAAAAGATATATCGAACATGAAAGAAAAATAACAATGCTTTCAGTTGTCCTAAACAAATGCGGGAGTGATGTCTTTGCTAATGTTATGCGATTTCTTTGATTAACTTGAATTTGATATATATGACAAAATTAATTTTTTGTTATTTATATAAAAAATGATTTGATTATTATTTTATTTTTGTTTATAAAAATATGCCAACAATTAGTTGTTATTATAATAGTTATAATGATATACCTTTCACTATGTTTTTTATCAAATTTGAAAATTTTATTAAAGTTAGTTTAAATTTTAAAGCTGTTATTTTGACAAATGAAGAATTAGTTTCAAATATTGAATTATTTCAAATATTTATATTATCATTACTTTTTACAAAAGATACATCAAAATCATCAATGATATGTGATGATGATATTATTAATAAGCCTATAAAATGGTATGGAATTATAACTCATGTTTATGATAAAAATAATAAATCAATTAATTATTATAGGTTCATATCTTTGTATAAATGTCGATATAGAAATCCATTAAATACACAAGAACCAAAAAGAGCAAGCAGTTATAAGAAAATTAAGAAGTTTTTTAAATTCTTTTATTTAAATTATTTTGTAAAAATGGTTAAAGAACCATTAGTTATAATGAATGAATATATTGAACAAGAAACATTTAATATTGAAAGATTAATTCAATATGAAAAGAAAATAGAAATACTTTCTGTTATCTTACATAATTATGGTTATGATGTTTATTCAAATATTATAAAATTTGTGTAATAATTTAACAAAAAAATATAAAAAATGATTTTAAATTATTTTTATAATTATTATGTTTGAAAATGCCTTCAATTAGTTGTTTCTACAATAATTATGATAGAAATTGTTTTAAATTCATATTTATTGAATTTGAGAATTATATCAAAGTTGTATTTAATTGTAAAGCTATTATTTTGAAAAAAGAAGATTTGGCATTAAACAAAAGATTACTTCAAATTTATGTATTGTCATTGATTTTAACCAAAGATACTTCAACAATTAATTCAATTATTGATGAAGACACCAAAAAAATTATTTATGGAATATTGACAATTTGGTATTGGAAGGAATTAAACAATTTTAAAAGATATCAGTTCTCTATGTTGGAAAAGGCAAGCTCAAAAAATCCATTGAAAGCAGCAGAACCAAAAAGAGCAAGTGGTGATAAGAAAATTAAAAAGTTCTTTAAATCATTTGATAAAATCTTTGATAGTTTGATGATTAATGAGGCATTAAAATCAGTCATGTCATTTATTCAGGAGTTCAAATCTTCATCTAAATAGAAGTTATTCTTATAATGACAAAATTAAGTTTTTGTTATTTTATTATTTTTGTTTTAATATTTTTGTTTATTAATAAAAAATGATTTGATTATACTATTATTATTTTTGTGTTTGAATATGCCTTCTATCAGTTGTTTCTACAATCATTACAACCGCGAATCTATTAATTTCATGTTTACTGAATTTGAAAAGTTTGTCAAAGTTGTCTTGAATGCGAAATCTGTTATTTTAAAGAAGGAAGATTTAGCATCAAACCCGCGATTACTTCAAGTCTTTATGTTGTCATTGGTTCTAACTGAAGATACTTCGACTGTTTATTCATTCGTTAATAAAGAAATGAATAAAGTTGCATATGGACAATCGACAATATGGTATTGGAAAAATTTACGGATGAGTGACAATTACCATATTTCTATGTTCGAGAAATCAATCTCAAGAAATCCATTGAATGCATCAGAACCTAAAAGAGCATCTAGTTCTAAGAAAGTTCGAAAGTTCTTCAAATCATTTAATAGTGTCTTTGACCGTGAAATGGTTAAAGAGCCTATTGCAATATTCAATGAATTCTTTGAACAAGAAACAGGGGCAATGTTTGATTATTTTAAAAGATATATCGAACATGAAAGAAAAGTCGAAATGCTTTCGGTTGTCTTGCATAACTACGGTCATGACGTCTATTCTAAGGTGCGAATGTTCTTGTGAATTGGTGATTTCTTATAATGGCAAAATTAATTTTTTGTCATTTTCTTTTTTGTTTTATTATTTTTGTTTTATTATTTTTATTTATTTATAAAAAATGATTTGATTTTACTATTATTATTTTTGGTTTCTATGCCTTCTATCAGTTGTTTCTTTCATCGTCTTTTTTTCAGACCTCCTTACGTTTTGACATTCATTCAATTTGAGAAGTTTATTAAAGTTAGTTTGAATTCAAAGTCCATTATTTTGACAAATGCGGAATTAGTTTCAAACAAGAGATTATTTCAGATATTTATTCTGTCTTTGCTCTTAACTAAGGATACTTCAAAAATTGATTTAGTTATTGATGCATGTGATGGCTTGTATAATTATGGAGTAGCAACGATGAAACATTGGGGTGCTTTGAAATTGCCATATTGTTATGATTTTATACAATTGGAGAAATCAAGCAAAAAAAACCCTTTGAATGCATCAGAACCAAAGAGAGCAAGTGGTGATAAGAAATGTAAAAAGTTCTTTAAATCATTTCATACTTTCTATGAGAATGAAATGATTAAGGATACTCTCATCATTTTTGAGGAGTTCTTTTATGTTCAAATGGTTGATATGTTTGATTATTTTGATAGATACATTGAACATGAAACTAAGATTTCTACACTATCATCAATATATCATACCTACGGACGTGATGTTTATAGTGCTGTAAGAAAGTTCATGTGAATGGTAGGAATTCATATATATGATAAAATTAATTTTTTTTCATTTGTATTACACCAACCGAAAATAAAAATGAGACAAGACTATTATAAAAAATATAATAATTTTATTATTCATCTTTTCTATTGATGTAAATGATCGCATTAAAGCGACTAACTACAATTTGACAGTTTTGTTAAAACGGTTTGTAGTTTTTGTAAATCAAAACCTCTTTTATATCTTTCTGGTCGTTCATTATAAAGAATATAATGATTAAATACTTTTTGAATATTTTTACAACCATTTTTATCACGATTAATACAACCATTCCGTTTATTTTCCATTTTATATGTTAGGATAGAATGCATCTTTCGTT